TGCCTCTCTTCTTCAATGACCGCGAAGCCTGCGTCGCCTTCTGCGAGCAGCGTGGTTGGACTCTCGGCCCCTGGCGCCTGGAGCCTGTTCTTGCCTCCACTGACCTGGCCTGGAAAGGCACTTGCACTTCGTGGATTATTCGCCTTGTCTTTAACGATGGGTGTGGCAACAGCGAGCTTCAGGGCTGGTTTACTCGCCTCTGAGGCTAAAAGGGCCGCCCCAAGCGGCCCCTTATATATATCCCCCTTCCATCGATATATCCGAGAACCATGCAAGACGCCATCGCCGTCATCGCCATCTCTAAAAAGGGCAAGTCCCGCATTGGCACCAAGCTCACCACTGCCATTGTTGAGCAGAATCACCACGATAAAATCTTCGTTGTGTTTCCCGAGCTAAATCAATGCAGGTGGATACGCAAAGACAACGATCCTGACTTTTCCATTGTTGATTTCTGAAACCATGCGCTACGTCTGTAACTACAACGACAACGGTCCCTATTTCAGCGCTACGCAAGGGCAATATCAAGCAGCTCGCCTCAAAGAGCTGCTGATGCACGTCAGGGTGTGCATGGAAGACGCAGATCAGGCCATTGGCGTGTTTGACGATGATTCTGAGTGCATTGGCATGTGGCTTGATGAAGCAGAGCCCGTAGGTGACGGGGAAGGTGGCATGGTGTTGGGCAAACCGTGCTATCAGCTCTATCGCCCAGGCGACTTAAGCGCCGGATTGTGGAACATGCACCTTCGCCATTTCAACAGGCCATGATTCTCATCGATTTCTTCTCTGAAGCCGCCTGCAAGGGCACTGAGCTGATTGAAGGGTGGTATTTCTACGCTGATGATGATGATTCCGTCATTGGTGGCCCTTTTCCCGATGAGGAAGCCGCCCTCAAGGCGGCTTTCGATGGGCATTCTTGGTGAAAATAAAAAAAGCCGGGCTCCGAGGCCCGGCTAGGTGTGTATCAGGGGCCAGGGTCCGGCTAGGTGTGTATCTATGGGAAAATTTTGGACCCGGCTAGGGTCGTATCTAGGGTCCGGCTAGGGTTGTATCATTGTTTATTCTTATTATTTTCCAATTTGTTATTCTTATTATTAATTAATTTAAATTCTTGATAATAACAATAAAGAATTAATTGCACTTTGTCGTTGTTAATAATAAAGAATTGATTGCATCTTGCAAGGGTAAAGAATAAAAAATTAATCCGTGTTTGAAAGTATAAAGAATAAAGAATTGGGCGGCGGTGTTTGTGATGCCTACTCGTGCGCCGGGGTTTGTGAGCCCTACCGTGCGCCGCTAGGTGAGCCCTACCGTGCGCCACTGTGTGAGCGCAACCGCGCAGAGCTGAATGTTGCCTACTGTTTGGCCTTAAATGTAAACAATTGCCTAGGGTTTTTTGTCGGTATCCGTTGCTACATTCTGGCGTTTTGTGATTTTTCGTCACAATCCGGCGATTCTCGCCAGTCGCATGGTATGGGCGCTGAATGTTGCGGAATGTTGCGGCGGTTGACTGTTTGGCGGGTGCCATGGTACGCGCGCGCGCGTTCATTTTTTTGTTTGTCGTTGCGGCCAGAATCGCGCGACCCCATACCATCCCGCAACGCTGCTGCATAGTGGGCAGTTCAATAAACCGCACACTATGCAGCGCCGTTGATTTTTGGCATTATTCATGCATCGGCGCCGCAGGCGTCGACGCACCTAGAAAACCTGATTCCAGTGACTGCCGCGTACCGGGCGGGATCCTACGGGCGGCGCTGGTTTTCTACATACAAAAACTGTTTGTTTTTTTTGATTTTTTTGTTGTTTACCCTCCTAAAAAAAATGCACACTTTTTCAACAGTCAAAAAGGCCTGCGATTTTCTCACGCAAGCTACAAACAAACGATGGGAGATGAAATACGAAATTTTACACGGTCAAAGATTTTATTTTGTTTGGCACGAGATTGAACTCCCGTTCAATCAAAAACAGTTCGCGATTTATTGTCGCGGTGACAAAAACACCGTGCTAACAAAAATGCAAACACTAGCTAACGGCCCACACTTGCCTAGTTTTTGCTGATTTTTCACGCTTCAAACAAACACTACCCTTTCAAAAAAATGTCTGCTGCAGTTCTGAATTCTCGCGCAAAAATGCCAGCTAATTTGGCTGCATTCTGCAAAAAACATAGCCTAACCCACCGCACCTTGTTGTCAGTCAATCCAAAAACAGAAAAAAGCATAGAAGAGACTAGGATTCTGCATTTTGCACCGTCTGTGATTAGCGGGTTCAATGTTTGCCCTAATGCTGGCAATTGTGCAAAAATTTGCCTACATTTTGCAGGCGTCCCATACCTAATGGGCGGCAAAAAAACTGCACGGGTGAGAAGGACTCTAGCGTTTTTTGATCATACGCAACAGTTTTTAGAGCTAACCGCTACGGCGATTTTATACAATCGAGCGCAATTGTCAGATGCTGAACTGTTGGCCATTAGATTGAATGGAACGTCCGACATTTTATGGGAGACTTTAGAGTTTACCGTGTCCGATGAGTTGTCTAGATTCTGGCGCGTTAAGTTTGGCGTTTACATTGTTCCCACAACATACAAAAGCATTATTCACATGTTCAGCCATTATCCTGAACTGTTAGTGAAATTTTATGATTACACCAAAAACAAACACGACTGGCAAGAATGCAAAAACATAGGCTACCACCTCACCTTTAGTTTTGATGGGTGGGATAATAAAAAGAATGTAAAAATGGCAGGCGTTGCATTAGCTAATGGCCTAAATGTTGCCGCTGCATTCAACATTAAACGCAGCCAAAAACTGCCTAAGTTTGTGTACTTTATGAACCGCAAACTGTCAGTCATTGATGGCGACTCAAGCGATTTTCGCCCCGGTGACGGATGCGGCTCACGGATTGTCGGCCTTAAATTTAAGCTACCGCACGGCACAAACTACACCGAAACAGAGAAAAAAGCATTCTGCATAGCCTAATTTCAAGGCCTGCAATTGCAGGCCTTTTTTCTACACTCTCACCGTTGCACAATGTTTTACATCACCGCCACTGAATACGGCCAAACATTTAACGCCCAAACATTCGCCACATTTGATGATGCTTGTGATTTTCTCAACATGTTAGAAAATGCTCAGGATGATTCTTATAGCTACGCTCGCGAATGTTCCATCGCCGAGCTTAAGCAACAGTTGGTAGATTTTATGACTGAGAATCAGGAATCCTGAGAGGCTCCCACAAGCGCCCACAAGCGCCAACAATCCCGACCCGGTAGGCTTCCCTATCGGGCCTGTTTTGCGCCCGTTCGCGGACCGTAGGACGGGCGATCCTGACGCGGGCGAATCGCTGCAGCGTCCGGGGATTTGATCGGGCAGGGGATTAGCCACCATGAAAAACCCGATTTAATAGGTCGGGATTTAACTAATCAGGATTCCTGATGGCGCAAGGGCTTTACAGCGGCGCCGATCTGTGCAAGGATGGGGCGGGGCGCAGTAACGCCGGGGTTTGGTGCGAGAGGCGGCGGGCTACCCCTCTGAAAAACGGCGCCATTTTCTATCTAGTTTTTCCTTATATGCATACCCGCATCACTCTGTCATGTGAGATTGCGCGTAGGAAAGTAAGTCTTTAACGCCTTGAATGGAATCGCCGCAATAAGCGAAAGCGGAATTATGTTGCACGCAAATGTAACCACGAGCATGGCCAGTATTGTGATCATGATCTAAGCAAGTGCCAAAGCGAGTGCAATTTGGCACTGCGCATAATGTGCCTTTAGGAGGAGGTGGATGAAGGCGTTTAAGTTTTTGGAGATGTTTTTGAGCTGCTTTTTTGCATGTGTTGCATCGAGAGGAGCGGCGTAAGGAGCCGTCTAAGTTTCTGTAATTAGCTTCAAAGCACGCATCCGGCAGCCATTGAGAACAGGACGAGCATTGTTTGCCTGCTCCAGGGAACAATGGAGCAAGGGACGATGACACCTGATCGAGCAAGCTTAGTTGCATGCATAAAGAGCTGTTACATAAGTTTATGAGGCTCTAATGAAAAAGAATCCAGTGTGGCTATGGCGAATCAAGGCCCCCAAAGGGCCGCTGATGAGCCATATGGCGAAGCTTCGTTCAGAACATTCATCATATTTGCGCTTCCAGGATTTTTCCTACTTTCTCCCCCCTAGAGAACATTCACCAGGCATTCCTTTCCATTGTCATTTCCAGTAGAAAGGCGGCCCTCAAAGGCCGCCTGTTCCTGAACTGGACTATTTCTGTGCAGGCAGAGCCATTTATGCCTGTTTTTTTACCGTTCGGGAAAGTTGCACGCATTTTCCCCTTGCATTTACCAGTCGTCCTGGAGCGACGCCGCTTTTGGGGCGGCGTCTCAGGGCTGGAAGGACATTTGCCAGTCCTTTCTGGAAGTTCCAGAATCGATGGTCGTTCTGGAGGCTGCGTGTCCGCTTTGGGGCGGCCACTTGCAAGTGCTGGATAACGAGGCGTCGCTCTGGCAGCGCTGCCTGATCCTGATCAGCAGTTGCACAATGCCTAGCATAACGTGGCCTGTGACCTCGTTTTGGTATAGGGGTGATACCAAACAGGCATTTTCAATGCTATTTCGCATGGAATCTTCAGAATTTTTTAATTGTTGATGCTGAGATGCTGAAATAAAGTTGAAAAGTTACAATAACTACTTCCCTTCCATTGTTTCTTCTTTAGCGTGAGGAGATATCTTGGAGATCACCATGTGGGACGATCTACCGCAGCCCTTCATGGTGGGCGAAGTCAAGCTATGGCCTGCCCATAGTCGGCCCGGCATGCAATGGTTCATTGCCTACGAAGGCAAGCCGTACTACTTCCCCAGCAAGAGCGCTGCAGTGCTCTTCGCCAAAGATCGCCAATCCATCGAAGACCCGGAAATGCTGTGTGATTGAGCTAAAGAATTGATTAAGGCATCAAAAGCCGTAGCTAAGCTGGTTCCGTTCAAGAGCCGCCTTTGAGGGCGGCTCTTTCGTCTCAAGATTTTCCAATGGCAGCAGACAAGATTGCCCGCACCGGCCGAGTGCAAAGCTGGATTGATGATCCGTCTGGGCGGCTCCCAGTGTCATGCACGGTGTTCAACGTACTCGACTCAATGGAGGGTGATGATGGCATTGAAGCCTCGTGGCGATTTGTGTCACACGGCCTCCGAAACGGCGCTGGCGTGGCTGTCCATTTGTCTGATTTGCGTCCTAAGGGGGCGGAGAATGGCAAGGGACTGGTGGCGAGCGGCCCTGTCAGCTTTGGAAAAATCTATTCCACATTGAATGAAATCCTGCGACGGGGTGGGCGTTATAAGAATGGTGCAATTGTTTTGCACATTGACTATACGCATGAAGACGCGCTTGATTTTATTAAGGCATCACGAAGTGAGCTGCCTTGGGTGAAACGTTGCGTGAATGTGGATGAGAATTTTATTGAGAATAGTTCGCAAGAACTGATTGATGCATTGCTGAAGGGGATTGCCTCTGGCGACATCTGGCTGAACAAAATTCGTTACAACCAAAAAGGCGAGCGCATTCGTGCGAACGTCTGTTTAGAGGTGTACCTTCCGCATCGTGGCACTTGCTTGCTGCAGCACGTCAATATGGGCGCCTGCACCATTGATACGCTGGAGAGCGCCTTCACGGAAGGCATGACGCAGCTTTGTGAGCTCCATCCCATCACTGGCGTTGGTGACAGTGGCGAATATCTGCCGCCCGTCATTGATAAGCAAGTGGGCTTGGGCATGCTGGGCCTGGCCAATTTCCTGGCTCAGGAGGGTGTCACGTATGAGCGTTTTGGGAAGGCCTTGGAAGCGTTTGCGGAAGAGGATCCCCATCCCTGGGCTCACTATTGGGCCGATCAAAAAGAAGGCAAGATTGTGAAGGCTTTGAGCAATGCCATTTGGGCAGCTCGGCAAATTGCCCTAGATCATGGAATGGAGCGTGCCTTCTGCATTGCTCCCACTGCATCGTGCTCCTATCGTTACACCGACCTTCGTGGCTACACTACAACTCCTGAAATTGCTCCCCCGATTGCTCGCCATGTTGATCGGGATAGTGGCACTTTTGGCGTGGAAAGCTTTGACTATGGAGATGTTGAAACTGCGGCAGATGTTGGTTGGGACAATTACAAGCGCGTGGCTGATGGTTTGGTTGCTATGTATCAGCGCAGTGGTCTTTTCCACGGATATAGTTTCAATTCTTGGAGCGATGTGGTTGTTTACGACGAAGCCTTCCTTCGCGATTGGCTAGCATCTCCTCAGACAAGCCTCTACTACTCGCTGCAAGTCCTTCCCGACACGCAGCGTAAAGATGACGCCTACGCGGCGCTAGATGACGACTTCAAGAGCATGTTTGGTCTCGATGAAGAGACTGAGCAGAGTTCTGCGGCCTGTGATCTGGAGGCTGGTTTCTGCACGAGCTGTGCGGAATAAGGGAACCGTCCCTCTCCATCGCTAAAAACAAAGGGGAGCTGAGGCTCCCCTTTGTTTCCATCACACCTAACCATCGAACTATACCATCCTCCGATGAGCACTGCAGTGAAGAGCCCCTATACCAACATGATCGAGAAGAAGCGGCCTTGGCAGGCAGTGCCTGTGGACAAAGGCGCCGTTGTTTCCGGCAGTGAAGACACCGTTTTTCGTGCATTGGCCCTGCGTCACTTGGAGCTGCCTGTGAAGGATTTTCTGCAGCAGGGGCTGGAGCGTGACCTGCCGAACACGCCTGGCGTAATCGAGGCTCTGCTCCATAACCAGCAGGATGAAGAGCGTCACGATCAGGCCCTGAACTATGTGGTGGCTGCCCATGGCAGCGACGAAAAGGCAGAGAAGGAAGTGTTGAACATTCTGAAGGCATGGGAAGAGCATCCTGCCCACCCCATCCTTAAGGCTTCTGTGCTGGAGCGTTCGATTTTCTTCGTGATTCTGCCCTTCTTCCGCTTCAATGGGGACATCGGCATGCGGACTGTGAGCGCCGATATCTCCAGGGACGAAATTAGCCATGTGGGCATCCACTCGCTGATTGCTAAGGAGCTGGGCGAAGGCGCTGGTCAGAGCCTGAACAAGCTGCGTCGTGCCACTGCGCTGTGGATTTTCGACAAGCTGGGTTCTAGCGAGAACAAGTGGCTGGACAAGGACTTCTGGCTGCGTCAAAGTGACAATCTGTTTGAGCGGGGCAAGGCAGAAGAGCTGTCGGACACGCAACGTAGCCGGATGCCGGCGTTCTTTGAGGCTCCCAACACATCGCTTCCTTCCTACGGTCGCGCCTGAGCTAAGATTGCAAGCGATAGAGGCCAGGCCTCTGAAGCGATTTAGTATTTCTAATCGCTTCACGCTTGGTCCATCACCCCCGCTCTGCATGGCCTGGAAATGTCTGGGCGCCGCATCGGGCTGAACGCTCCTCAGGCTTAGCTCTCAGACGGAGACCATTTTGCTGGCGCCAGCAATATGGTCTCCAGAGATGATGCCCAAACAGAGGAGCCCCTGGGAAGCTAAGACAGCGCTGGGCGCATAGTCCAGAAGAGCCAGGTGCAATTCCTGGCTTTCCCATTGTTCTTTTCCCATCGTGAGCCTCTTCGTCACGTCAGACACGCACTTTGGCCATGCCAAGATGCTTACTTTCGTGCATACTGATGGCACGCCCGTGCGTCCGTTTTCTTCTACAGAGGAAATGCACGAGACGATGGTGGAACGGTGGAATAAAGCGGTCAATCCTGGTGACACGGTGTACCACCTAGGAGATGTGGCCATCCCGCGCAGTGGGCTACGCGTGCTGGAGCGTCTGAATGGAAGGAAGATTCTCATTCGCGGCAATCACGACATCTTCAAGATGGCTGACTATGCGAAGTATTTCTATGACATTCGCGGGTGTCACTACCGGGATGGCTTGGTGTTTAGCCATATTCCCCTCCATCGTGATTGCTTTATTTCAGAGAGGTATTGGGGCAATGTGCATGGCCACCTCCATCGTCACACGGTGATGTATCAAGGAATGCCAGATCCCTTTTATTTCAATGCCTGCGTTGAAGTAAATGGCTTTACGCCAGTAGCATATGAATGTATAAAGGCGCACTTCGCGGATGTCCGAGCGTCGAACATTCAACACGCCGCTGCGTGAGCCGCTCAATCCCATCATCCATCGCCTACTGCAGGCAGTGGATTGGCACAATTCTCAGTATTTCAAGGACCATAATCCTTGGCACTTAGAGAAGGCCGATATCATCAGACAGTATGTGCGCGAGCTGAAGGCTTGGGTGTATGAGCAAGAGAAAAACAGCATGGAGGCTTTGGGCTCTAGCTCTGGGGGAGAAAGCAGGGAAGCATGAAAAAGAGGCAGACATTATTGCTTTAGTGCGAACTTTCATATTATTTTCATACATGGCCACCAATGTGTTCATCGTGGCCGGCGTGATTAGGCATTGGCAAAAAGAAAGGCCCGCCGAAGCGGGCCGTTGTCTTCAGAACCAATGAGGCTTAGGCACGTAAGCCACGCCGCGATAGACCAGTGAGGCCATTTGAGCTTCACGCAGGCGAGCAGCTTTCTCAAGCTGCTGCTTGATCAGGAGGAGGGGATTCATGATGGGTTCCCGATGATGCTGGCCCCGTTCCGTGCCAGCGAGTCATGCGCCCCTTGCGGGGTGAACGTACCATCAGTGTATCAAAGCTTGGGCAAGAACAGGAGCGGGGCGCGTTAGCCCCATAATGTCCGTGCGGCGGACCTCCTGCTTGCTTCATCGTTGCGTCGCACGCAACAGTAGAAAGGACTTCCCCACCCTTTCTACAACCGAGGATGCCTGGTACATCCTCTAAACCACTTGGGCGTCCCCTTGTGGTGCATCGCGAATGCCCAGGAACTATAGCGCTTTTTCAGTGTTTCGCAACATTTCCCCTGGCAGCTATTGGCGCCAAGACCAATACACCACGCCACCTTGATCAAGAATCCAGCGATGGTGATGGCGGGCATCCTGAAGGGGCACGCAAACTTGGTGCTTGCGTCCCCTGAGGATGTATTGCATGCAAACAGTTTTTCCGTTCACACGTCGTAGATGCGGCACTCTAGTGCGCTGGGATTGAGGCTGCAAAAACTGCCCCAATGTGTTGATGGAGTGAAAGGGAGGCTCCTCTCCTGCTGGTAATCCGCCATAGCCTTTTCGTAGGCTTTCATGGCCTGATGGGCTTCTTCGCTATCGGCACCATGCGTGTTGAATGCCATGGTGAATGAGAAGGAAGCGTCTACCACCTTGGCGAAAGCTTGGTGAAGAGTTTCGTCGTCCATTGAACCATTCTGAACATCTTCAGAATAGTTGAATTCAGAAAAATTACTTAGAGGATTGTTGCTTTTTCAAGATTTGCTGAATCTTGCGCAAGCGTGGAAGTAGAGATGGCTGGTAGAAATGTTCTGCAGCGAGAAGTTGAAGAGCTGTTTGCCGATCACCTTCAAGAATGGCCACTAAGAACTGTGCCTCCTGGTAGTTAAGGTCAAGTGATTCCACTGCATGGCGAAGATAAATTCTTGAACATACTAGAGGCTCAGATGAAATTTTCTAGCCAATTGGCTTCATCGTCTTTATTAGCTGCGTGAATTGCAGCGGCCAGTGCGAAGGCATGGTCGTCAATGCCGGTTTGTTTGCCACCAGTTACACTCCATTGTCCCCCTGCTTTGTATACAACAGTGAGGCCCTTAATTTCACTAATAGCCTTTTCATGGTTATAAATATTGACTTGCCCTGCGTTAAACAACTCCCTCATCTTTGAGAACGCTTTTGTCTTGGAGGAAATAGTCCAAGTGAGTTCTTCGATGGGGTAGTCGCCAGTCAGGGCCTGGATTGTGCCGGCACTATTGTATTGATCCATCACAATTTTTTCAAACACATAGAGCTTATGTTGCTCCCGTATCCAATCTTCAACGGCATTAATGTTAACTTCCTTTCTACCGTTAATTTCAAAATCCGCCACGAACGTGTGGAACTTGTCTACAACTAATATTCCATTATCAAAGTGAACAATACAGGCCGTGTAATTGTCTCTTCCAATGCCGCCGCGAGCGGGGTCAAGGGACAGCACGTAAGCACCGACGAAGCGCTCCTCTGGCGGGAGCGCTTTGCGTTTGTCGTCAATACAGGCCTCTACCACATCGGGAGAGATGAGGGCAGAGAGGTTGGCGGAGAACTGGGCGCCGTATTCAACGTTGAACTTATCAGGATCGCGCTGGCGTTCTAGATCGAGGAATTCACGAGAAATTGTTGGATTCATCTCCCATGTTGGGAGGTTGATCGCTTGCAGGTGAGGGAAGCGGCCAGAAGCTGCCTCTTTGAAGTGCTGATAGAAGAGGCCGTCAGTGAGCCATGGCGAAGACAGCTCAAGGATTTTGCCGTCCTTACCGAACTGCGCTACTGCAGGAGAAAGTGCCTGATAGATGCCGTTGGCACCAGAGTTTGCATCGCCGTCTACGGCGAATGCAAGCTCGTCAAACACACAGGCGCAACATGCAAGACCACGAGCAGCACGGCCCGATGTAGGAATCGCTTTGAACACACATCCATTGCTCATCTCAATTTGATCCGCAGTTTCGCGGGAAATTTCCTGCGCGAATGGGCTATCCAAGATGAGTTGGCGAATATTGTTAAGGGCGATGCGGCTTTGATCTTGACTGTTTGCAACAGTCAGGACGTACCACTTCTCTCCCTTTCGTACTTTTGCTTTGTATTTGTCTTCTAGGACGAAGCAGATGTAGACGCATGCAACGGCGGCCATGAGTGTTTTGCCGCTACGGCGGCCCAACGCCCACGTTGCCTGTGAGAAGCCCCCTTCAAAGAATGCATCAAGAATTTCAGCTTGCTTGGGGTAGAGTTCTAATCGAAGGGCGTGTTTGGCGAAGTCTGAGCATCTAAGCATTGTTTCAGCTCCTCCATGGAGCGAAGATTGTCTTTAGGAACGAAATAACACGGGCGCCCCGGCACATGTTCCTTCCTCCATTGTTTTTGCTTGGCTTGATGGGCATGTAGCCAACCATGGAGCCTAATTTCCTGGTTTTGTATCGTAACCAATACCAGGGTCTTGTCTTCACTTTCATCGAGAAGGCAGATTAGATCATAGTAGTGGCGGGAACGTGTTTTTACATCAATATTGAAAGGTAGGTCGTAGCTTCCTCTGTTGGCTTCTGTTTCTTGAAATACGAAATCTTTTAAGCCAAGGAAGCTCGCTACTGCCATTTCACCGCCAGCACCAAGGATGTGCACGCGGAGGGCGTCATCACCTAGGGCTGGGCCGTTATTTCGGCCCAGTTTTCCTTGTTTTGCGTTGGTTTCTTGCCGGCGTTCGCCTTCTGCTATGGCCAATGCCTTTTCTGAAGGGGACAACTGCCACACAATGTGCTTGGGCATGTTGTGGAACGTTTCAATGCATGACAATGTACCCAGTTCTAGAATGATTGCAATATCAGGATTCCTTATGCATGGCTGACGTTACACAAGGTGGGGATATGGTGTCGCTCGGTCATGCCACAGCAGGTGGCGTCCGTGCTGATGGTCTACAAAACGTGTTCACCGGGATGGGCACGAGCCGCGACAAGACCACCCGCACCACTATTAAGCCGGTAACTTTCATGGGTCATGAAGACCTTGAAGGTCTTTATGCACATTGGCTCATGCGGCGCATTGTTGATCTCGTGGCAGATGAATGCACCCGCGAGGGTTTTGAAATCTTGTTTGGCGGGGAGGGCGTGAATGCCGAGACGCTTTCTGGCGTTGAGCAAGCCATTGAAGACCTGGAAATTCTGCCTTCGTTTAACGAGGCTGCTAAAACCTCACGTTTATATGGCGGCAGCGCATTACTGCTTTACATCGATGATGGGCGTCCGTCTGATCAGCCTGTTGACAAGAATAATATTCGTGCCGTTGAGGGTATGGACTGTTTGGATCGGCACCAGATCGCGCCGATCATTAGCGAAGACAGTCTGTATGACTATTCCAAGGCAACTTACTACCAGATCATTTCTGGCGATCTTATTCAGCAGCCCAATCTTCGCGCCATTCACAAGGATAGGATTCTGCGGTTTGACGGTATTTGGTTGCCCTATCGCACACGACAGAAAAACTATGGGTGGGGCATGAGCGTGCTGCAGAGCGTCTATGACAGCTTTAAGCACTACTACAGCGGCACTTCCTCCATTGCCACTCTTCTTACTGAATTTGACATCTTTGTACACAAGGTGAGAGGCCTTGCTTCTATGCTGGCCGCAGGCAAGGAAGGACAAGTAAGGGATCGTTTGCAACTGAATGATATGAGCAAAAGCATTTATCGCGGCTACGCGATTGATGCGGAGAAAGAAGAACTAGCCTTTGTTAGTCGGCAGTTTGGTGGCGTGAGCGAAATTTTGGAGAAGCTACGCATTGATGTGATTGCTGCTGCTGGCATTCCTCACACATTACTCTTTGGTCAGTCGCCGTCTGGCTTAGGCGCTACGGGCCGTAGTGAAGAGCGTGACTTTGCAAAGACTTGCCATCACTATCAAGAAACTAATTTCCGTAAGCCTTTGACGAAGCTGATGGAATACATAATGCTGAGCAAGAGTGGCCCTACTAATGGAAAAGT